TCGTTATGAATCTCGTAGGCGATGTGGCCTAGAAGATTTTGAATCAGTATTTTATTCATATCCGGATGGTATGCAGCGAATGCTGATTTTGTAGGATCACTATCTATCTCTTCAAGGACACTCTGGAGAAATTCGAGTTGTTGTTTCATGTCTTAGTCTCCTTTTTTGTGATTGTTGTACTTATTTAGTTACTTCTACCAACGTCGCACGATGGCCCAGATAATAACATACCAGTAAGCATTCATAAATGCGAACGCCAGTATGGCAGGCCAGTTAATACATTTGGTAAATCTGATTAGTTTAGTCATGTTTTTAGTAACCTTCTTTCCAAATAATCTACTCGACTTCCTAAATCAGAGATACGACTTTCAAGAATAGCTATTTGTTCTTCATAAGGAAAACCAATATAATCGTGGTAGTTATATTGGTTTATACTATGATGTACTGAATTACTAAGAGATAATCCACATTTGGCGCAGCTCATATTTTATTTCTCCTTTCCCTCATCTGACTCTAAATATGTTCGCCGAAAAGCAGCAGCAATGTCTTTAAAACTAATACCACGATCATTAAGGAATATTGCATGGTCTTCACGGCGACAGCCTGAATTGTCAAACCAGCAAAGCAGTGGATTATCTTCCAAGCCATACCATTCTTGTGCCCTTAAAGGGAGAAGGATTGTTGTTTCGTCATATTCTATGCCTTGCCCTTCAAGAGGCCTTTTGAAAAGTTCAAGCCCATGCTCAATGGCAATTTCACAAGCAACTCCTAGACAACAGAATTTATTGTCTTTGTTAAGGAAATCTTGGCCCTGCTCATATTCACCACTTTCTAGGGTCTCAATTAAAAGTTTGATTCTTTCTTTGTTCGGTGTCATACTTTTAATCCTCCAATCTTCTTAATACCTGTTGTTGTTGTTATTGTTATTTTCTTTAGTTCTTGCAGTTGTTCTGTACTAAAACCTGAACTGTCGCCGTTAGCGGGGTCATCTTTGTAGATGAATTGAGAATTATCTACATAAGTTGTAGCATCGCGTCTAACACTTATTATCCCGCGTCTCGCTGCCTCTATACGTGCTAATGCTAAGCCTTCACTCAACTCTTGTGGAGTAAACTCTTTCCCGCGTATATCTTGTTCAATACCCATTGGAGCAACTACACTCATTGTAAACTGTTGTGATCGTTTAATAAGTTGCTCTTTCATACGCGGTGGTAGTTTTCTAGACGCATTCGCGCATTTGCGCGGCGGGATACTACAGAAGACGGTGCTAATCCTATTAGTCTTAAACTCTCTATTACACATGATGCAAATCTTTGAATAAACCATATTTTCGACCTGCCACTCATGTTCGATTTTATGGGATCGCTGGCGCTCATGTCAAACTCAGCTTAACTCCATTCGGCTCAACAGCTTACGTCGCCTTCGTGAGTAATTGAGTAGTGAGCGCCAGTCAACCCCCCCTCGCTACGGCTCGGAATCAAAATATTACTCTCCTGGCCAAGCGAATTTTGGGTCAATAGAATTTCTTCTATTGGCCTAAGATTAGCTAGGCAGGCAATTCTTGTAGCGGTCTAGTGATTGTGTATATATATCTTTTTTTTTTTTATGAGTTTCAGAATATATCTATTTCAGGCCACGGCACCCCCGAACCACACCGAGGGGGGGTCGAAACAAACTCCCCACTCAACTACTCAGCGCGGCTCGGATATAAATGATAAGAAAGCACTTACGCTGAGCAGTGAGTGAGTTTGTACGATCACATTAAATCGAGCGTAAGTGGACAGTGAGATTAATTACGCTGATTAGTGTGATTATAAAACTTGTTTTTATTCAAAGCTAGATATTCTTGAAAGCGCGACCGCGCCTAACTTCACTAACGCGTACTCTATTGCGCCAGTATTCTACCACTTCAGGCGCTTGTAGAGTGCGATCTAGCTTAGATAGGCGTGTTTTCTTAACTACGATGCGCGTGCGCTTATCTAATATCGCCTCGATAATTTCATCGTCGCTCATGTATTCATCTAGAATACGCATATTTTCCTCCCTGCTAGTAGTCTATGCTCGTACCGAGCGTAGTTACTAGCGCTTGGCGTCTAGTCCACAAGTCTAGAGCCTAGCCTTAATTGCGGTCGCTTTCTCCGCAACGTTCCATATTGGGCGAGTTTTGGGATTGTCCTTCAACTTAGACTCAACTTCAACCCGGCCAATATTCTTGTACTTCTGTGTTTTCGAGAAGCGAGTAACTAGATTGTCCCACTGCGCAATAGCGCGAGCGCATTGCGCACGTAGGAACATATCTGACGCCGCTTGTAGTGCATCACGGCGATACTGAGATGGATTGTCATACAACTCTTGGAGCCCGAAGGCCGCTGTAATCGCTTTGTCACAGTCAACTGTCAGGATGGCGGCAATTTCTTTCTCAACTACGATCGTCACCTTGACTTCTTCCATCTTCTCAGTCTTTTCTTTTCCGTCCTTCACTAGCATGGTGCTCGTTACTGTAGTGGTATCTACCATATATCCTCCTAGAGATATATGCCGCTCACGCGGCCTGTAGTCTGATACATTCTAGACTACTAGCAGGCAGGAAAAAATATTGTGAGAGTACGTCCCACGGCAGCCGCAGACCACTCTACCCTAACAAGTTCATCATGCTAAGCTATCCGGTTAGTCATAGTCACGGTGTAGCCGCTCAGAACGTTAGGACGTAGCACAGTTTATGCGCTCAGCCTTCCGTCAGTTCTATCGTTGCGTGAGCACGGCCACTACACCAATTTCCGCTCACATCTAACGAATATCGAACTGCATACGTAGAATAGCAGGCAGACCTGCCTTGTGTCAACAACTATCATCATACTATATATAGTGTTAATCATATAGTAACTAATTGTACATACAACTATGTACATACAACTATGTACATACAACTATATATGTATGTACAGCATCTTTATAATATCTATCATATTAATAGACATACTAAGCATAAGGCCCAAAGCTCAGGCGACCCCTATATACTCTATAAAGTTACTAGACATTAAAAGTCCCACACGAACGTTCTGTGTTCGTGTACGTTCTGAGAAAATTTTTTCTAGAAATTTTAAAATTTTTCAGAAAATCCTAAAAATTTTCCCTGAATTTTTTAAATACCAAGACTAGGAAGATGATTTCGAGAGTTAGTGCGGTTGCTAATTTTGTTAAATACAGTTATTTAGTTAGTTGGTCTAGGAGGGTGCGGCTGGGGCTTTGTTTACAGAATTCACCGAACCATGCCGCAAGGCATCTCGTTAGTAAACAAGGCCCATAGCGGTGAAAATTCCCCTTGCAATGAGCGCCTATATAAAGGATACTTTTAGCAGAAGTCAGTTTCTCTCTTGGATGCCCAGATTGAGGTAGTTGCATGGCGGCCAGTACTACAGACGGGGAGCTAAATATCTTAGACCCTATTAGTTACGACCGCACTGTAACTACCTCGATTTTTGATCACTTGAAAAAGTGGTATAAAATAAGTGAAAATAAAGTTAATGAAGTAGTAAGACCGGAGATTAGTAAGCGAAATGCCTAAGCACCACGCCCGCACGATAGATAAGATGCATTTGCTAATTCGCCTTGAGTTAGCAAATCCGTTGCTTAATACAACGGAGATAGCAAAACTGGCCGGGGTGCCTCTTGGGCGCTATGCTACGTTTAAGAAACAGCCTCTGTATATCCAACTCCACAATCAATATCTAACTGGTGTTATCACCCGCCTTGATAAAAAAGTAGATCACAACTTAAATCTCACACAAGAAACGCTTAAGTTTGCTGTCCCTATTGCAATGCAGGCTATATTAAAGCAGGCTATGCAAGAGAAAGATTTAAGAATTCAAAATAAAGCCTGTAATGATATTTTGGATCGTGATGGACATTTCGCTAAAGTTTCCCGTATCGGACTGGCTACCAAGGATCAAGGTGGGGCTGTCGCAGTCGAAGATAAGGATAATACAGTGGCCCAGGAATTAATAGCCGCTTTGGCGGCAAATAAAAGTCCGAATATATCAACGGCCGTGGCGGCTAGTACTTTGCCCCCTTCCATGCCGCCATCCGCGCCTAGTATTGACTCTCCGCCTATAACGGAGGCGACACAATGATGACTAAATTCTGTAATATATGTGGTCGTCTCGCTGCCGAAACAGAAACAAAAAGATTAGTTAGAGATCATAATCACAAAACAGGACTTATCCGCGGTGTATTATGTGATTTATGTAATGGTAGGTTAGGAACTTATGAGTCAAATAAATTAAGAAAAAGAAATAAAAGATATATGTATTGGTTAAAAAGATATGAATTACGAATTAAAGAACATCTTACAACTAATACTGGTATTAGATATCTAGGTTGGCGACGAAGCGGCGTTACTGCTTAATAACTAAATGGAAGAAGTATTAGACAACGAAGTCCTTGATATACAAAAAGAAATTAATAGGACTTCCTTTGTCAATAAATGGCAATACATTCCTACAGATAATATAAAAGACCCAAAAACTCAGAATATAGCCCACCGTCTTAATGCTCTAGGGGATAACTTCTACTTCATTAAAGTTGTACTCCGCAAGAAACGCCTTTCAAATAATCTTCACCGACTCTTCTGTAATCAATTCCTTTCCTGGTCCCTAAAAGAAGTTAATGAATGGCCTAGAGATCATTTTAAGACCACTATAGGCATAGGACAAGCTATGTGGTGGGCTTTGCCTTTTAATTCTCTCGATGAAAAGTTAATGCGCCAGTTAGGTTATGACGACGCTTGGATATCATGGATGCGTCGTGCTCACGATCAGAATACACGTACTCTTATCGTAATGGAAGTTATTAAGAATGCATGGAAGGTTGGTCGGAAGATTACTGGCGAATATCGAAGTAATGATTTCTTCCAACGACTATTTCCAGAAATACTCCCCGATTCCAACTGTCAGTGGTCCGCTGACACGATGACTCATAAAAGATGTTATAATGGTATAACAGACCCCAATCAGGGAGAAGGTACGTATGAGTTCACGGGAGTAGACGCAGCTCTGCAATCTAAACATTATAAACGTTGTATTTATGATGACCTCTATGGTCGCGAAGCCCTTAAGTCAGAGATAGTAGCTAATTCTACATGGGAATGGGTCCAGTTGGCCGTCGGTGCTTTTGATAGTGATCCTGATGATCCTACAGTAGAATGTGATGAAGTATTTAACGGTAATCGTTGGTCCTTCCATGATCTAAATTATAAGGTTAAGGAAGAACTCCCGTACTTTAGATTTCATACCCACGATGCTGAAGGTGGTTGTTGTGACTTGCATCCTCCAGGGCAACCAATATTCCCAGAAGAATGGAGTATGGCTAAGCTGGCAAGATTTAGGCAACGCTTAGGTGAATACTTCTATTCTTGTCAATTCCGTAATAAGCCTATACCGCCAGGCGGTAACGTATTTAAATCTGAATGGCTCCGACGCTTCGCTTTTAAAACTATTGCCGTCGAGTCATTCATAGCTAAACCTGACAAAGAAATAGAGCAGGAATACAGAGATAAGTATCGCCATACCGATACTTTTGCTGTTCCCGGTTTTGAGATTATTCCCATCACGCAAAGACAAGAAAAGCGTCACATGGCTATACGCCATGAAATATATAAAGGTTCCCAATTTAAAGATATTCCAACATCTAACCTATCTAAGATGTTGTTAATGGATCCTAATCATGCCGGTGAGAAAGGTCGAGCAAATAACTGTATAATCGAACTAGGACATAACAGAGATCCCTTCAATATTTATCTTCTCGAAGGCTTCGCTCAGAACTGTTCTAGAGAAGATGCTGTCTATCATGCTTATCGCATGGGTGAGAAATGGCGTAATCGGATTATATGGGTAGAAACCAGTGCTGGTCAAGCATGGCTTAAAACTCTCTTCGAGTTTGAAAATGAGAATCGTCGTTTATTAGGCAAATGGTATTTTTATAAAGTTGAGAATTTTAAAGATAACCGCAGTGAAAATGCCAAAAGTGATCGCATTGAAGATGCGGAACCATATTTTCGCCGTGGCCAGATATGGGTTCCTACGAATGATGAGTCTGGTTTCTTTGATAAATTTCTCAAAGAATATAGTGAATATCCCCACTGTGCGACAAAAGATATCTTAGATACCCTTGGTCACGGGCTTCAAAACTTAGAAAATACGACAATGAGTGATAGAGAGTATCGTAATTTTGTAGAAATACAGTCTAATCAGATGCAACGTTTAAATAATTCTAGAAGTTCTGTAACGGGATATTAAAGGAGATTATTTATGCCGCTGAGTATTCTGTTTTGGGTAATCTATATTGTTTCGTTGTTGGTTGGAATGTGGGGCTATTATGAGCCAGCCCCTAGTCCATGGTTCCGTCGTGCAGGAGGCTATCTTGTTATTTGGATACTTGTTGGTATTCTCGGGTGGGAAGTCTTTGGACCTGCTATAAGAAGGTAAGATGGTGGAGATAGATTTAAATGATATCACTCCATGAAATTTGGCTCTGGTTCTGGTTCATCTTT